TACATGGATGCAATAAGGGTTAGTTCAACTGCAAAATACACAACAGCATTTACTCCTGCTAATTTAGTTAACACTACTGACACTTTATTATTAATAGACGCAGAAGATGGCATTGTGGATAACACAAATCTATACATGAATACAAATTTAGCAAGTGCAAAACCTTTAACAATAGGAAACAATTATTCTAACAACAACGGTTTCAATGGTTATCTTGATGACTTTAGAATTATCAAAGGCTTTTCACTTTATAGCACAAACTTTACACCACCAACAGCAGAACTAACAAGAACAAATGCCACTTCTTTACTTTTAAGATTTAATGGAGATAATGGTTCAACAACATTTACAGAAACATTAACACTTCCACAAGATATTAGATTTAGTGGCGGTGCAACTGCTGAAAGATTTACTTTAGTAGATTACGCAGACTTTGGTGCGGAAGTACGTGCTATTGCATCTGCATCAATCTATGGAAATTATGGAATATGGGGTGATGGTCTTGGTGTAAGAATGTATCTAATCTCACACAACCTTGCTTACATAGGAAATGGTAAAGAAGTTTCTAATGATGCAAACACTGTGGTACAAGCAAATGAAATTGTAAAACAAAATGACGCAAGTATATTCTTTACTTCAGTTGACCATAAAGGTGATTTTAGAGTTGGTGATCAATTTTATGTAAATCAAGAAACAGGACAAGTAGACTTTACTACATCTACATTGAATATTGATATTGATCAAGGCGTTACATTTACAACAGGAAATGATATCACAGTAATCAATGGTTCAAGTGTTGAAACAGGAAACATAAAAATAAGTGGAAACACAATAGAAAGTTTAACAGGCGATGTGACGTTTGATTCAAATTCTGATCAAATGAATCTACAAAATAATGTTGCAATTAGTGGAAACTTAGATGTAACAGGTGACATAACAATTGGTGGTAATGTTACTATTGGAGATGAAACAACAGACTCAATAAGCATCACAGCAGGTATAGGTTCCGATCTTAAACCAGCAGTTGATAACTTGTATGACTTAGGTACTGCAACAAAAAGATGGAATACAGTATTCACTAGAGAATTACAAACTGACAGCATAAAAATAGATAACAATGTAATTCAAACTATTGATTCAAATGCAGATTTAGAATTGAGAACAAATGGAACTGGAAACGTAAATGTAGAAAACTTCAGTTTCAATGGCAATACTATTTCGAATACAAACGATATTACAATCAATCCATCAACTGGCGTATTTAGAGTAGATGGCACAGGAGCAGTAAAAGTTCCAGCAGGAACAACAGCAGAAAGACCAGGATCACCAGCTCTTGGTATGTTGCGTTACAACACAGATACTGGATTCTTTGAAGGTTATGATGGAAATTGGATACCTTTAGCGGGTGTATCAGATATTGACCAAGACACTTATATCACTGCTGAATTAAATCCTGGTGATGATGACGATACTTTAAGATTTTATGCGGCAGGACAACTGGTTGCTGATGTAAATTCTACAAGATTTGATGTTCAAAGTTTGGTAGTAGACAATCTATTATTACAAGGAAATTCAATATCAACAACAGGAACTGACCAAGATTTACTCCTAAATGCTAATGGTTTAGGTACAATCAAAGTAGAAGACTTTGTTTTTGAAGGAAATACGATAACTAATAGTGTACCCGACAGTCCGACGGTTTTTAGGACCACAGGAGACGGTTACATCGACGTTTCGCAGGCTGGTGGATTCGTTTTACCAACCGGAACAAGCGTAGATAGACCAAGTGTTGGTGTTACTGGTATGATCAGGTACAACACAAATGACCAAAGGGTTGAGTTGTATGATGGTACTAGTTGGGGATCAATTGCTGGAAGTTCAGGAGCAGTTAGTATCCTTGACGCAACAGAAATTGCAATTAAAATTGCATTAACATATGGATAAGAATTAGAATGGCAACAGCGTTTAAAAATACAATTATTAAAAACATAGGAACTGTTCCTGTAGAATTATACACAGCACAACCTGGAACAAACACAACGTTTGTTGGTTTGAGTCTTGCAAATTTAACAGACTCTGTTGTAAGAGCAAGTGTTACATTGAAAGACACAACGTCAGTTGAAGGTTTTATTATTAAAGATTGTTTTATAGCACCTAATTCAAGTTTAAGAGTTTTGAATGCAGGTGAAAAATTAATTGTAGCAGAACAAAATTCATTATTTTGCACAGCAAACATAAACGATTCTTTGGATGTTGTTGCAAGTTTTGTGGAGATAACATAAGATGACACAGAGTGTTGGTCAAAGTGTAAACGTATATTTAAAAGAAGGAATCAAAGACAGATACTTCTATGGATTATATCGTACAGACGAAGGTATGTTGTACCTTGGAAGAGTTGACCAATTGGCTCGTAATGACAGTATTCAAGTGAACAATCCTGGAGCGGCGGCAAATGATTTTGTTGATTTCGATCAAGGATATGATTTCTTTGAAGGACGTGATCTCAATCATGAAAAAGTATTTTTGAATTTGAGATACGAACAATTCAGATGGGACGATGTAAATCTGGATTATTTTATAAACGATGACGGCGAACTGTGCGTGAGAGTTAACAGTAAAAAAGGTGAAGGTGTGGTAACATATCCTAATGTTTCTGAATCAGTAGATGCAGTAGAATCACCATTTACTTTTGACAAAGAAGCATACACATTTGACGACAGTGACATAACATTTGATAGAGGATAGGAGTAGTAGGAAAAATGGCACGACAACTTATAAATGACGGTATCCTACCTAATGACGGTCAAGGTGACACGTTAAGGCAAGGTGCGTCGAAAATAAACAACAACTTCCAAGAGTTGTACACAACTTTAGGAAACGGTACACAAATTACCTTGATAGAAAATGGCTTGTTAAACATAACAGGCTCTAACAAAGTATCTTTTTTATATAACACATTGGCAGATTTGCCAAGTGCGTCAACATATCACGGTATGTTTGCTCATGTCCATGGTGAGAATGCTTCCTACTACGCTCACGCAGGTGCTTGGGTAAAACTACTAGACGAAAACAAGTCAATTGGACTTCTTTCAGATGTTGATGTTAACACAGCGGCTCCACAAGATGGACAAGCGTTAATTTGGGACAATGGAAATTCAACTTGGAAACCAGGAGATGTACAAGCCGGCGGCGGTGGCGGTGGCGGAGGTGCAACAGCATTCTTAGGATTGACTGATACTCCTACAAGTTTCACAGGATTTTCTAATTATTTCGTCACAGTAAACGCAGGTTCAACTGGTTTAGCATTTACACAAAGTCCAGGAAGTATAAACGTATTATCTGATGTAGATACAGTTACAACGGCGCCAGTTGCAGGACAAGTATTGAAATGGAATGGTGCAAACTGGGTACCAGCCAATGATGCAACTTCAGGTGGCGGATCATCAGATGCAGATACACTTGATGGATTAGACAGCACATATTTCTTAAACTACAACAACTTGTCTAACAAACCATCTATTCCTTCAGAATTACAAGATTTAGGAATTGTAGATGGTAATGCAGATCAAGTTTTAACAACTGATGGTGCAGGTAACTTTACTTTCCAAGATGCGGCAGGCGGTGGTGGTGCATCTAACCTTGGTGATTTATCTGACGTAACAACAACTAGTGCGGCACAAGGTGATGTATTGTACTACAACGGAACTGGTTGGGTTTTACAAAACGGTCCAGTAATTAGATGGACGATGACAGCAAATGGTGCCTCAGACTATGTGTTTACTGGTCCAGGTTTTGTGTCAGGAACAAATGATCCAACTTTATATTTGAATAGAGGACACACATATATTTTTGTAAACAACTCCGGTGGATCACATCCTTTTGAAATAAGAACAGGTTTCAATGGATCTGCATATTCATCAGGGGTTACAAATAACGGTGCAAACAACGGTGCAATAGTATTCACTGTGCCAATGAACGCACCTTCAACTTTGTATTACCAATGTACAAGTCACCAAAACATGGGTAACACAATTAACATTATAAGTTAGGAATTAAATGTCTGAAACTTTTGGAATAGGAATAGAAGATTTACAACAGTCACTTGGCAATGCACGTTACTTTTACGGCTTGAGAAGAACTGACCAAGGAACTTTGTATCTTGTTAAAGCCGATTTGCTAGAGTTAGAAGACGGAGTAATTGTTAATAAACCAGGTGCTCCAAGTCAAAATTACAATGATTTCAGTAGAGGTCAGGACTTTTTTGATGGTAAAGACACAGAACACAAAAAAGTTTTTGATAATTTAGTTTATGAACAATTTAGGTGGGATGGCAGAAATGTATTCTACTATATTAATGAACAGGGCGAATTAGTTTTGAAAGTAAATGAATCGCATACTTACGAGGAATAATAAATATAGGATAATAGAAGTCTATGGCAGAATTTAAACTAGATAGGATACGTTTTAGATACAGAGGTGATTGGAGTGCGGCAACCAATTACGTTAAAGACGATGTAGTTCGTTTTGGTGCGAAAGTGTACGTTTGTATCGAAGTGCACCAAGCAGATGCTAATTTCTACAATGATTTGAACAATTCTACACCAAGATGGGTGCAGATGATGGATGGTCAGGCGTGGACTGGCGAATGGCAAGCGGCAACTTTCTACAGAATAGGTGACCTTGTAAAATTAGGTGGTGTAATTTACAAATGTATTGAAGGACACACATCTAATACAAGTGCAAATGACGGAATTTTAGGTGATGAACTTAAATGGGTTTACTTTGCAAGAGGTGAAAACTGGACAAGTATATGGCAACCAAACACACTTTACAATGTTGACGATTCTGTTGTATATGGTGGTACAGTTTACAAATGTTTAACATCACATCAAAGTGGTACAGCAGACGAAGGACTAGAATTTGATGATGCCAAATGGACAACATATGCACCATCAGATAATTTTAGAGGCGAATGGGCACCTGCGACACACTACTACATTGACGATATTGTTAGATACGGTGGTATTTTATACAGAGCAGTAGGTTCACATATCAGTACACCTGCTATTGTGTACACAAACCCAGCAAACACATATGCAAATGATGTTGCCAACAATCCAACAGGCGGTTCAAACGCAACTTTTGAAGTGTACAGAGATGGTGCTACTTACTATGCAAAAATTTTAACTCCTGGTACTGGTTATTATCAAGCAGAAACATTTACAATTTCAGGATCAATATTAAATGGTGCAGATGTAACTAACGATTGTATAATCACAGTTACAACAGTTGATGGTAATGGTGGTGTTACAGCAATATCAATTTCAGGTTCAGCAGATGCAACAGTAACTTATGGCCTAGAAGTTGATGCACCAAGATGGGAAACTGCACTTGAAGGAATAGAATATAAAAATGCCTACTCTCAATACACACACTACAAGAAAAATGAA